TTGAACCAGAAGCGGGATCAGAAGAAGATGTAACTAATACAGTTGATGATGCATTGGAAGATGGTAAAATTGATAGTACAGAAGTTGAAGCAATTGCAGAGTCAATGGCTGCAGATGGTAAAATTGATGCAAAAGAAACTGATCAATTAGTTGAAGCATTAACAGCAGATGGAAAAATTTCTACTGCAGATCAGGTAGCAGTATTAGAAGCACTTGCATCAGATGGTGAAGTTTCAAAAGAAGATGTTGCAGCAATCGTAGCATTAGTATCCACTGATGGAAAAATGACTACAGTAGAAAAAGAAATTGTTGCTGATGCATTAATACAATCAGTTCCAGAAGGTGAAAATCTTACTAAAGAACAAGTAGCAGACGCTGGAATTAAATTAGCAGATTTGCCACCAGATACACCAGTAGAAATTCGTACTAGCGAAAGCGGACAAGAAGTAATTATTACAGCAGAAGTAGGCGCACAAATTGAAATAGTTACGGATGTAGCAGCATTTGCACAGGAACTGTTTAATGACCCAGGAGCAGCAATCGCCGCCCTTGGAAGTATAGGTGCAGACATGACTGTAGAAGAAAGAGAAGAAGCAACAAAAATGGTTGTAGCAACAGTAGTTGCAACTGGAGCAGCAATAAATGCAGCAACAGCAGCAGCAACATCTGCCGCAACAGCGGCAGCAACAACTGCAACAAGGTCAACTGGTGGTACTCCATCAGCACCAAAGGGTAGTGGACCAAGCGGTGGGCCAACTGGAGGAGATCCAAGAATAAGGAGAAGAAAGTTATGATAAAAAAAATAATGCAAGATATGATCGATCAGTTATGGACACTATTGGGAATGTTTATAGCCTGGGTAGTGCTTGATGGATCGGCAAAAACAATAGTAGGCTATGCAATTGTATGTACATTAATTGCATGGGCAATTACATATCCAATTAGAAATAAAAGTGATGAATAATGGCAACTAAAAAAATAGTAGAACCCCCAAAACAGGAACACCCACAGAAAGCAATAACAAATATCTTAATGAGAATTCTTGCGGTATTCGCAGCATCAGGACTATCAGTCTTGGGAGCAGGAGCAGTAGTAGGTATTGACACCATGCAGGCTGTATTCCTAGCAGGATTACTAGGAGTAGCAACGGTTATAGAGCGGCTGGCAAGGGCTTTTTTGGACGATGGAAGGCTATCATTATCAGAAATAAATGATGCTTTTAAAACGGTAGATAAAAAGGCTAATTAGTCGTTAAATACCATACTTGACTACCCTTTCCAAGTGATGCTATACTTAAGTATATCTACTTGGGAGGGGTTTTTGCATGACCTGTATCGCAGTGACAAGAAAAGACAACAAGTTATACATGGCAGGAGAAAGAGGTGCATCAGATGATGACACCATTCTTACTCTTTCAAGTCCAAAAGTTTGGAAATTAGGTCCATATTTAATAGGATATGCTGGAACACTTGATGGTGAGCGTGTTAGATATAACTTTAATCCCTATGTTCCAGATATAAAAGACACTGATAAGTTTATGCAAACCAAATTTATTAAACAACTAAGAACATTCTATAATGAATGGTGGGTAGATACATCAAAAGATGCTGATCTGGGCATGATTATTTGTGTTCGTGGAGAAATATATGAACATAATGCTACCGATATGTCTTTAAGTAAATATACTGGAGATTATTTAGCAATGGGATCTGGTGCTCAACTTGCTCTTGGACATTTGCATGCCACCGAAAAATTGGCGGATCAAAAGAAAAGAGTAATGGGAGCGGTAAATGCAGCAATTAAATTTTCTCCAACCTGTGTTGGCCCAGTTGACTTTGTAAGCATTTAAGGATATAATTATATTATGGAGATGGAAGATTTTATAGAAGAAGATATAAACGAAAAAGAGTTTGATATTTGGTTGGAAAACGGCATCGAAAGAGGCTGGGTTACTCCACCATTTTGCAATACTCATGAGGGCGATCCCCACATGACTCAAGAAGAAGAAGACGAATGGGAAGCAGGCGGCGACCCGTGTCAAGTAGTAATTAAAATAAGGGAGTAAGATGAAAAAAATAGCAGTGGGACTTGTTGCGGTATTTGGTTTAGTATTTTTACAACCAGTACATGCTGAAGAAAAACCAACAGTTGTTATTATAGATACTGCAATAGATTCAACTCGTGCAGAATTTAAAAATAAAATAGTCTATGAAGCCTGTTTTGTAGAAAATGGTACTTGTGCTAATGGAAGATCAGTTTCTGAAGGACTTGGCTCTGCAACTTTGCCAGTTTCTCAAGCATATTCTAAAGGATTTGAGCATGGAACAATCATGACTTTAATTGCACTTTCTGTAAATCCCAATATGAATATTATTTTTATTCGTGTGGCGGGTACATCAAGAAGTGGAAACATGGGATTGTTTAGTGATGTAGCAATTACAAATGCCCTTAACTGGGTAATACTAAATAAAACAAAATTTAATATTGTTTCCGTATCGTCCTCTGTTGGAAACCATTCTTTAAATTCAGGAATTGATTACTGTCCAATTAAACCTAAGCACAAAACTTTAGTAGATAATATTAATAAACTTATTTTGCTAGGGGTTCCAACAATTTTTGCTGCTGGAAATGGCAGAGATTTATCAAGAGTTGATTTTCCAGCCTGTATTCCAAATGCCGTAGCAGTTGGCGGAACTACAGAAGAAAATACAATATCGCCGTTCTTTAATGCTGGACCAACTGTAGACTTTTATGCTTTAGGATATTTTGATAATTTAGTAACAAGTCCTAAAAAAGTAATTGGAACCTCTGCCTCTGCAGTTGCGTTTTCGGCATATTGGGCTAAAAACTACAAGGGCACATATAAAACAACCTATGACTACCTCAAATCCATTGCTAAAGCCTCTATAGAGGTTAACTCTGGACTGACAACAAATTCTTTTGTTGATATCTTAAAATAGGGCTTTGACCCGTAACTCAGTTGGTAGAGTGCCGAACTGTTAATTCGGATGTCCCAGGATCGAAACCTGGCGGGTCAGCGCAGAAATAACTCAATGGTAGAGTACTACCTTGCCAAGGTAGATGTTGCGAGTTCGAGTCTCGTTTTCTGCTCTAAAGATTTGGTATAATTATAGGGTATCGCCTTCGGGGGTACAAATAACTTATTCGCTTGAAAGGGGAATAAAATGGTAACAACCTATACTATGGATCTTTTTAGAGATCCTTTTTTTATCGGTTTTGGCAGGGAATTAGAAAAATTAAATAGCCTACACAAAACAAACAGTCAATCCTATCCACCTTACGACATCTTAAAATTAGATGAAGATACATATGTGCTATCTCTTGCGTTGGCTGGATTTACTAAAAATGATGTTAGTGTTTCTTTAGACAAAGGATCATTAGTCATATCAGGAGAAATTACTGAAGTGCTTGATGCTGAAGTGGTGCATAAAGGCATTGCTTCCCGTAAATTTAATCGTGAGTTTGCTTTAGGCGAATACATGGAAATTTCTGGGGCAGAAATGAAAGATGGCATGTTGCACATTAATATCTATCGTGTAATTCCTGAAGATAAAAAACCAAAAATTATTGATATAAAGGTTGCAAAAAAGTAACCAATACGATATAATAGAATATGACCTGGGTAAGTCTTTAAACTACCCGTACAACTTAATACATAGTCCTAAGCATGACTTGCTAAAAGGCTTTAATAAGATTAGGGGATAAAAATGGCAAATAAAGAACAAAAGGGTGGATCAAATAAAAAGAAAGAACCAAAATTAACACTTAAGGAAAAAAGAGTTGAAAAACAAAAAAAGAAGGAGAAAAAATAATGGCAGCAAAAGGTTCAGTAGAAGCAATTATTGAAATTGCAAAAAAAGAATTAGGAACTATTGAGGGTCCTAAAGATAACGAAACAAAATATGGAGCATGGATAAAGGTTAACTTCCAACCATGGTGCCAGTCTTTTGTTTCCTGGTGTGCAATGACAGCGGGAGTAACAAAATTTCCTAAGTCTGCATCAACTGTAGCGGCATCAGATCAATTTAAAAAAGAAAATCGTTGGGCAGATGCACGAAATGATGATCCAACCCCTGGTGACTGGATTTATTTTGATTTTCCAGAAGATGGTGTAAACCGTATTTCACATGTTGGCATTTGCATTAAAAACAATGGAGATGGAACCATTGAAGTTATTGAAGGTAATACTTCTGGTACCGCAAAAGGAGATCAGCGCAATGGTGGCATGTGCGTACAAAAAACTCGTGCATATGTTAAAAACAATAAGAAAAAATTAATAAATGCTGTAGTTGGCTGGGGTCGTCCAATTTATACTGGAGAAGAAAACTCTTCTTTGCTATCAAAATTAAATCAACCAGCACTTTTAACTTCAGGTGAGCCTGTAGTATCAAAAGATCTTGCAAATTCTTATAACGCATCTGCAAAATCTTCTAATGGTAATAGTGGTAAGACTGGAAATAAGATAAAATAATATGCCCATATACGATTACAAATGCATAATGTGTTTTTCTTCCGTTGAATTTAAAAGAGAGTTTGGCGAAGATAGAGAGCCGTCATGCTGTAATCAAATTATGGAAAGACAATGGTCTGCTCCTGCTGCTATTTTTAATGGTAATGGGTTTTATTCAACTGACAATAGAAAGTAGCGGTATAATATGAATACAATGATTATTGAAGAAACCAAGCCCAAGCAGTGGCAGTTAACGTCTATGGATCGTTGTGATAGTTGTGACGCACAAGCATATGTAAGGGTATCTGGAATTTCTGGTAATTTAACATTTTGTGGTCATCACTATAATAAAATAATGATGGATCCAGAATCTTATACAAAAATGATGTCATTTATGATTACCGTTCTTGATGAACGTGAAAGACTTATAGAAAATAAAACAATTGGGAGCGAAAACTAATGTATGAATATTATGTAAAAAAAGTAGAGAATGTTGTAGATGGGGATACCATTGACGTTCTTATTGATTTGGGGTTTGATATTTTATTTGCATCCCGTGTAAGATTGGCTGGTATTGATACCCCTGAGTCTCGCACAAAAGATCTTGCCGAGAAGTCTCTTGGTCTAGAGGCTAAAGAATATCTTAAGAAACATCTTAAAGATGCAAAGTCTGTTATTATTAAGACTGAAAAAATGGACTCATCAGAAAAGTATGGTCGAATTTTGGGCTGGGTATATGTAGATGGAAACACAATATCCCTTAATGATATGATGATTAATGATGGATATGCTTGGGGTTATCTTGGAGATACTAAAGTAAAAGACTTTAACGCACTTAAAAAGGCTAGAGTTAAATCAGGAAAATGAAAATGATTTTATACTTTACCGCTGATTGGTGTGCTCCATGTAAAAAAGTGCGCCCAATAGTGGAGCAATTGAATAAAGATCAAAGCGATGTAAGGTTTTTTATAATTGATGTTGATTTAGAAACCGAAATGGCATCTGATTTTGAAATAAAATCTGTACCAACTTTTGTAGTTATGAAAGATAATACTGAGATACATCGTGTTTCTGGCGTTCAAACGCGGGATCAATTGGAAGAACTAATAAACTATGAGTAAAGAAGAAGACATAATTGATAGATTAGTACTCAGTGGTGGACTAGAGGCTGCTGGCGTTGATTCTGAAAATGGGGAATTGCTGTATACGTTTACCCCCAAGATTAAAGAGATTATGCCAGAACTATATAATGAGCACTTAAATGATGTTAACTCTGAGGTAATGGCTTTATGGGAAGCAGGGTACTTAGACTTAGATTTTATGTCAGATGACCCAGTTATAACTCTTTCAGACAAAGCATTTGATGAATTAGAAATAAAGAAACTGTCCAAAAGAAGGCAGTGGTCTTTAGACGAGATAAAAAGGCTTTTGATTATTTAATATGTTATAATTTAACTATAACTTAGGGAGACTGTGTGCTTGAAATAAAAGAAGGTGACTTTGTAATGGGGTCTACGTCAGAGGGCATTATGCATGGGGTTGTAGAACACATCATGGATGATGGCGGAACACTAGGTACTCCTGGATCAGAATATGCTCTTGAGTCTATGCCACCAGAAAATCCAGCAATGTCTGTTAGAGTTTACAAAGAAGAAAATAGCATCTGGAAACCAACTGCCTATAGCATTGGTATGATGTATAAAGATGCAAAGATAGTTAATGCTAATGATCACTCAATGGAAAATAAGGAGACAGATATGGATACATACGATAACTTAAAAGATGAAATGAAAAAAGCAAAAAAACCTAATTATTCAGAAATGATTAAACCAAGAAGTGGTGGAAGCAATCCATCAAATCCTAAATTGTATGCAAGAATAGTTCAAGAAGCAAAAGATAAATTTGACGTTTATCCATCTGCCGTTGCAAATTCTTGGGTAGTTCAAGAATATAAGCGTCGTGGTGGTTCATATAAAATGGATCAAGAATCTACAACAGAAAACATTTGGGACGGATCTTTTGATCCAAGGAATTTCTAATGCCAAAAAAATCTATACACGCTTTTAATCATACTCAAATTAAAGATGGTAGAATTGTTCGTTTAAGAAAAGATGGAACAATCAAAGCAGATCTTGGTCCATATGAAGCAAAACATTTAAAGAAGGATAAATAATGGCAGATACATATTCACCTACTTCTGGAATGAAAGCCGCTGCTCGTCGTGCTTTAAAATGGAAAGAAGATGGCAAAGCAACTGGTGCAGGAACTCCAGTAGGTTGGGGCAGGGCAACAGACATCGTCAATGGCTCAGCAATGTCTCTTGATACTGTTAAAAGAATGTTCTCGTTTTTTTCTCGGCATGAAGTAGATAAAAAAGGCAAAGGGTTTTATGATGGTCCTAACTTTCCATCTAACGGAAGAATTATGTGGGATGCTTGGGGCGGTGATGCAGGATTCTCTTGGAGTCGTGCTATCACAGAAAGAGAAAAAACAAAAAAAGCATGGATAGGAAGTCCATTTAGTTTTAGAAAGGGGTAAAAGTGGAAGATTTAAAACTAGAAGAGGCATTGCAACTTCTGAATTATTACAAAAATCGTTCAACAGATCTTGAATTTCAGGCTTTAAAGTTACAGATAAGGCTTAATGATATTAAAGCACCTTCTGATACAAGCGAATCTAAAAAAACAAAGTAAAGTTATAGGATAATTAATGATAAACGCCATTGCTTTTATTTTGACAATACTGCCAGTGTTGTATATAATTAAAATGATGCGTAAAAAGAAAAACAAGCAGTTATCAAGGGTTTTATCTCGTCAAAGCGAGGTCCATAAGATG